GGCTCGCCTGGTCTTCCAATATGGACCTGAACATTCCTGAACGCGCCGGGCGTTTTTTGAGCTCCTCTAGCGCCGTTGATTAATATGGCGTGTAACGCTTTAATCAAAGACAGTGAAAGAGGTCGCCCTTGTACAATTTCCTGAGTACCGTTCAGCATTGCTGTATGGTAATTCATGACTTCCTGAACGTCATCGCGTCTTTCTGCAGGAACGACGACGCCGGCGTTTCCACCCAAAATCTCATCGAATGTTGTTACGGTTCCTTCAATCACGTTGGAAGATTGAGCTTCTTTCATCAACCACGTCAACCAAAACAAGTCTGGCTTAGACGACGCAATCATCATGCCGTCGAGTCTCGTTAATGCGCCATAAGCAAGATGTTCGTACTTACCAAAACCTTTCCAAGGTAATGGTTGGTCGAAATCAGTTGGCAAAAAAGGAAGGGGAAACGGAGCAGCCGGCATATTTTTAGATCCTTCAATGGTGAACAAGAGTTTGCGTACCGTCAGATGCGCCTTAGTGTACACAAGATTCGTTGCGTACACTGGAGCCTTGGTTGGATGTATGCAAAGTTTGTTGCGTATATTGAACCGGTAGCTTGGTGTACGCAACCCGTGTACACGGGTGCTGCAATTGCTAATCGGCCTATCATCCTTTCTTTCGAAAACCCATCTAAGCCCTCTCTGCGGAAAGGGGCTTAGATCGGCTTTCGATCAGGTCGCGGCTGCGCTCGTTCAGCGCTCAGGCCGCTCGGTGCATCGCACTCTGCTTCGTTTCGGCTGATCCTGATCTGGCTCGTGGGGCGAGCTTGCGTCGTTTTCAGGTGGTCCCCAACCCAACCGCACTGGAAGATGCCCTCCAGCCGTCCGCTCACTTTTCATGCGCGACCTTTGCGACTACCGTTCTGAGCTGTACTGCGCGTCGCTAGACCCTTCTAGCCAAAGCTACAGCCGCTTCTCAGGCGGTCCCCGACACGCTACGTGAGCGCACCGAGATTCGATGCCCTTCCCATCGATGCCTTGCCTTGCGGCTTGGGTGATAGAAACCCAAAATGGTGGATTTCCGTGTGCAGTTATTAAACCATAACGGGTTATGCTTGTCAACCATTTTCTACCCCAACTTGGTTTGTTCTTGATCAAAGGACGCAAAAAAAGCCCGTCATGATGACGGGCCTATGCTTGTGGGTGTTTTGTGTATTAGAGTGACGAACCGTTATAGACGTAAACGATGCGTCCGATGACTGTTGTCTGCTCAAGCGTCGCCTTGTCGATGACTTGCGGTTGGTAACGCGGGTTATCCGAAAGCATCAATATCGAGCCATCCAGATTGCGCTGGAGACGTTTGATGAACAGTTGACCATCAGCCATTAGGCAGAAGATGCCGTCCGTCATTATGCGGGTTTGAGAGGTATCTACGACGCAAAAGGCTCGGTCGCAAATAGTGGGCTCCATTGAGTCGCCATGTGCGTTGACGACGTGCAGACCGTTAGGTGAAACGACGCCCGGCAAGGTTCGCAGAAAGTCTGGGGCCATGTCAATCCCGCCGACGATCGAGATGAGCCCGGTCTCGGTCCCGTATCCACACGAAGCTTCTACGTTAAGCAATGGGATGGAGAACCATCCGTCTCGCTCCGACTCTCGTCCTATCTCAGAGATACGAACAAAATCGCTGTCTTGCTGGTGATCCAAAACGCCTGGCTCCAGTCCCAGCTTGGCTTCTAACTCTCGCGCGATTTTTGAGCCAAAACTCTTTGACCCAGTAAGCATTCCGCCGATTTGCTGAGGGGTTTTACCGACGGCTTCAGCAAACGCTACTTGGGACGGGTAGCTAGAGACAATCCGTTTTAGATTGTGTCGTCGAGTACAGGTTATGTCCCGCATAATGGATCCTCCCAATTGTGGTGTAACCCCGATTATCAACCATTGGAAGTTACGGGGCAAACTGCAAACTTAGGAGTGCGAGTAGCGGAGGATAACCCAACACAGTTTATCGAATGGTGTACACTTACGGGGTAGGTAAACCAAATCGAGGGATTCTTCAATGCTACCCCGTGCAAATGCATATCTGCGCTCGCTGCGAAAGGTTGAGCGCGTCGCACTGGCTGATCGGTGCGGCATCAAGCTCACGTCGTTGAATAACGTGATCTATGGCAAGCGACTTTCCGTTGCCCTTGCTTGCCGAATCGAAAGAGAGACGGGAGGTGCTGTAACGCGTCGAGAACTCCTCCCAGACATTGACTGGGATTTGATTTCCGGCACTTCCCTAGACCGCGCACTGACTGAAGGCCGCTGAGGGGAATCATGAGTTACGAGGCTATGCATAAAGTCCGCGCATCGGGTTTGACCGATCGCACTCAGGTCGATGTGCTGGAAGCCCTCGCCTTCTTTCATAACGGAAAGACGGGGGCCTGCTTCCCGTCGACAGAAGCTATAGCGCGGATCTCTCGCGTCAACGATCGTACTGTTCGCTTGACTCTTAAGGTGCTACATGACCTTGAGTTTATCTCCTCCGTACAGATGCCCGGGCAAAAGCGCTATTTCACCTTGCACCTTGACAGACTGCCAACTTCAGAAGCCCAGCAAGAACCTGCACCCCTGCAAGAAATTACAGGGGGTGAAGAACCTGCACCCCTGAAAGAAATTACAGGGGAGGGGTGCAAAAAATTACAGGGGACCCCTGTAAAAACCTACAGGGGACCCCTGCAAAAACTTACACCCGAACAAGTAAATGAACAAGTAATTAAACAAGTAAAGGGAACAAGTAATAGCTTGCCCGCGCAAGCGCCGTGGGAAACAACCGATCAACTTAGCGCCGACGTTAAGAGGATCGAAAAGCCGAAGAAAACCGTTGACAGGGGATCGCGACTAACGATCACTGAACTACCAGACGACTGGAAGGCTTTCGCCGAACAGGAAGAACCTGACCTTGATCCTAAGCGTCTCTTTGAAAACTTCAAGGATTACTGGAACGGACTCTCTGGAGCTAAGGCAATCAAAAAGGACTGGAAGGGCACTTGGAGAAACTTCGTCCGCAGCTTCCATAACGCCGAAGACTGGAAACGTCGTCCGATGCTCAAACGTGCACCTACTCACTCACCTTCTCGACCCGGTCAGTTCGTCGAGAAAAAACAATCCGAACGTGACTACTTTGACTGGTAAACAATGACTACTGACATCACCACGAAACTCAAGACGGCCTTTGCCGCCCCCGCTTCGAAGGAGGTTACGTTCGAATGCCAGATTCACGGCGTCCAGACGTACACCACATATCAGCGTCGCGACGGCTCTTGGGCTGATCCGTACTGTCCGGAATGCCGAAGGATCGAGAAGACGCGCCGAGCTGCTTGCAGAGATGCAGGCGGACGCGAAAGAGCGCGCCGGTGGCTTGACTCGTGCGCTTCACTGCGAAAGGCCGCTGGACTACGACGTGCCTTGCTTCGCCAACTATCAACCTGAGACGCAGGAAGAAGAGCGCAACCTGTCCATCTGCCGCCGCTTTGCCGAGCGGTTCACGGAACGTGAGCTTGAGCGAGAGAGGGCGCATAACGCACAGGAACCGGATTGGCGCTCTAAAAACTCCATGGGTCTTCTGCTCTTCGGCAACTATGGCACGGGCAAGACGCATCTTGCCTACTCGATCCTGAAGGAACTCGATCGCCAGGGACTGCCGGGGTACTACATCACAATCCCCGACCTCTTCGACCGCATCTCCGACCGCGTCAATCGCATTGACGTGGCTGACGTGCTCGGAAAGCTTTGCATGGTCTCTTGCCTTGTCCTCGATGAGATCGGTGTCCAGTCTGGCGACGCCGACGAGAAGAAGCGTCTCTACCAGATCATTGATGGCCGTATCAAGAACGGTCGCCCGACCATTCTCGTCACGAACCTCGATCGCTCTGAGTTGGTAAACCTGTTGACCGAGCGCGTGGTTTCTCGCGTTATCCAGTCGTCTTACAAGCTTTTCTTTACTGGACGGTGCAGGCGTGAACCCACGCGCCGCTCTGCCGAGGAGGTTTTCTGATGGATCAGACAGTTTTGACGATTGAATATATGAACGAAAGAAACAAAGCCTTGACTAAGGCCGGTGAGGGCATTGTCGCCGCTCGCAAGAGCCTCGATCAACTCGAGGAAGCCCTGAGAGGAACCGTCTCGGGCAAGTTCCCTGACATCGGGCAAGTGGCAGACACGACGCACAGGCTTCGTGAAGAGATCGACCAGATTCTGATCGGCCTGGTTGAGTCGAGCATGGTTAAGCCAGAAAGGAGGCTTTGATGATCCTCGATGAGTTCACCGGTCGCAACTGCAAGCGCACCGAATACATCGACGCCCGCGGACGGCACTGGATTGTGCGCACCGACCCCGTGTTCGTAGAACGCCGCCTCACCGGCTACGAGACGACGCTGCTACTCAAGCTCGAGCACTGCAACGTCCCACATCGACGCGCCACCAGCGCAACGAAAGAACGCGCATACCTCAAGCACGATGGATTTGTCGCACGGCTACAGAGGGCTGAAGCAGATCAACTCAACAAAGCCATCTATCCATAAGGA